AGGCACTCAATCCGTGCCAACATTGCGGCTCGTGTCGCGCGATTGCTCGGCCTGGAACCGGGCCGCACGCGAAACGGCTCGACTGCGACGGTTGCGGACGCTTTCACGGATGGCTTAGCCTCAACGCAGCGATCCAACTCGGGCTGTTCGTGCAGGAAGCCTAACCCCCACCATTCGCAAATCGCGACTACGACAAAAGCGGACGTAGGAGAAAAACTATCATTCGGTTCCAGCGATAGCCACTTGCGTAGTCGCCTCGCGCCGTAGTAGCTTCCAGACATGGACCCCCTGAGAGACCCAACGCCCGAGGAACTGGCCGAAGCGCACGAGCGCTTGCGGGACCAACTGCGGGAATCGCTGGCCGAGTTGGAGCATCGCCGCTCGGTCAAGCGCGAGCGGCAACGCCGCTACCGTGCCGGCGTGAAGGCGCGCCTCGCCCAACCGAAGGAGGACTGACCATGATTATTTCCCTGTGCCTCGTCGCCGGCTGCGTTTTCGTCGTGCTCGTTAAGGGGCTGTTCGACGTGGTGGAACGATGACCATCCCCACAATCACCCGCAACACCCCCTACGGCCCGCTCGCCAGCGAAACCATGGACGTGTACCTGCCGCCCAGCACGGCCCCAACCGGCGCCATCATCCTGATCCACGGCGGCGACTGGAAGTTCGGCGACAAGTCGATCTTCGAGGCCGGGTCGAACACGGGGTTTCAGAACAACATCGCAGCCGCGTTCGCCAACCATGGCGTCGCGGTCTTCAACATCGACTACACGCTGTTCCACGGCCCGAACAAATGGGCGCAGGTCTATGCGAGCGTCGAGGCGGCGGTGAGTTACATCAAGGCCAACGCAGCGGCGTACAACGTCAACCCGGCCGCCATCGGCGCGGTGGGCGACAGCGCGGGCGCCCAGCTCGCGTCCATGCTCGGCGTGACCGGCCAGGTCGCGTTCGTCGGCGACAACAGCGGGCCGGTCGATCTGATTCACGCCGCCAGCCTGAACGCGACGACGCGTGCCATGGTCGGCACGACGTGGCCGGCGCTGGAGGCGGCGAGCCCGCTGGACAACATCGGCCCCAGCAGCGCGCCTTTCTTCATCACGCAGGGCCTGCAAGATACGACCGTACTGCCGAGCCAGGCGGTCGCGTTCAACGCGGCGCTGACTGAGGCTGGCGTGTCGAGCACGCTGGTCGAGTACGCGGGCGGCCACGTCTTCCGCCAGGCTCCGACCGCATGGAACGTGCTCGAAAAGGAAGTGGCGTGGACGGAAGGGCAGATCGCGCGGCTTACGCAGGCCGCAGCGGCGTTCGCGCCTGCGGATGGGGTTGTGGGCCGGTTCGAGGCGAGCGAGGCTGTAGCGGGCTCTGGCGGGCTTGCGTTGGTGGATGTGAGGCGGTGATACTGGAAATTGTCCACGGCGACGATCCGAAGCTGGGTTTGGACCTGGAGCTAACGGTCGCCAACATTCCCGACGAAGCGACGCGAGGACGTTTGACCGACGCGCTTATCGCGGCGTTTCAGAAGATAGACCCGCCGGACGACCGAACGGTAACTCGGGACGCTCGGCGGTGAGCGACACCAAAGAGCCGACATGGCCGTTTGCGGTTGAGCCTGAGCGGAACAGCACTGGCTACTGCGTGACCGACTTCACGTTGCGCGTTCTTGGTCCTCGCGACATGGACAGAAAAGAAGCGCGACGCATTCGTGATGACTTGGCCCGCGCCTACAATCTCGGATGGGACGGCCACGCGGAAGGTCAGCAGCGGGCTTACGTGCCATGAATCGCGCGCTGCTATTCGCGTTCCTGCTGAGCGGCTGTGCGACCGATCGAACCATATTCATCGCCCCTCCGTTGTGTCCTGCCGGACAGCACATGGAACTACAACGGGCCATGGATGGCGATGGCTTGGAAGGTTATTGCGTCCCCAACGCGCGGCCAGATGAGGCGACGAAGCCATGACCCGCGACCCGACGACCGGGCGGTTTGCGCGGAAGCATCCGGCGGAGAGCGCGTTGCTCGCCGTTTACCGGAACATGCTGATCGTTGAGGCTTACCGCCGCCGCGAGCGTGTCTTGGACGCCGCAGTCCGGCTAGAGGTCAGCAGGCACACCTACCAGCCGCGAGTTGTTACGCTGGGATACTGGATGATCGGACTTCCGGGTTATCCGGGCTCATTGCGCGCCATCAGGGACAGTTTCCAACGCCTCTTCCGCTCGCCCGAATTCTGATGCACACTAGCGGCTTCATGTGGTTTCACCGCCGACGCCCTGACCTTGCCCGCCTGGAGGCTAACTTGACCGCCCTTTCCGACGCACTCGCCGCCAACACTGCGGCCGTTTCCGAAAACACCACCCAAGTCGGCGCGCTGATCGCCAAGATCAACGACCCGACCGTCGAGCCGACGCCCGATCAGATCGCCGCGCTGCAGGCCAACACCGCCGCGATCACGGCCAACAACACGGCGGCCGGGAATGCGCTCAATCCGCCGACGCCGGAACCGACCGCCTAGCCGTGCCTCACAGCGCCGAGGAGACTGAGCGGGCGCGCTACACGCCGGAGAAGGGCGAGCGGATTTGCGCGCACATCGCCAGCGGGCGCACACTGTCGAAGTTGCTTCAACGCGATACGAAGCGCGAATATCCGACGCGCCGCCAAGTCGAGATGTGGCGCAAGGAAAACGCCGAATTCGATGTGGCGTACAAGCTGGCGCGCCAGGTCGGCGCCGATGTGATCGCTGAGGGTGTGATCGACATCGTAGACGGCGTGACTCCTGACACGGTCGAGGAGGATCAAACCTTCAGTTCCGGCGACGTGAACCGCGACCGCATCAAGGCCGACTTCCGTATGCGCCTGCTCGCTAAATGGTTCTCGGGAACGTACGGCGACAAGGTCGGCGTCGAGCACAACGTCGGCGCCACGCTCGAAAACTTGATTCTCGCCAGCATGGCCGAACCGAAAGAGCCTGAATGATCGCCGTACTCGCCGCCGCAGCAGTCGCAACGGCCCCATGGCTGGTGAGCGACCACCACGCCGAGCACAGTCCGGCCAACGCTACCGCGCTCTGCGCCGACGCGCTCAAGGTCGGCTACGTGATGGGCGTCAAGCGCGTCGAGTTCCGGTTCAGCGACGGCAGGCTTGTGTGCGTGATCGGTAAGGCGCCGACGTTCGAGCCAGCGAAATGAGCCCGCGCCAGACATGGCTTGCGTGGTCGGCGTTTGCGGTAATCGCGGGCAATATCGTTGACCCGTTTCTATGCCTGAATGCAGCGACCGCAGCGCTGTTCATGGCGTGGCGTTCTCGCCGGTTGGCGTAGCGCGTGGAAGCCGTAGCGCAGATAGCCAAGTGGCGCGAACGTCCGGACATTATGGTCCGAGAGCTATTCGGGGCGACGCCGGACACGTGGCAAGACGAAGTTCTGCGGTCGTTTCCGACGACACAGCGCATTGCAATGAAGGCGAACAAGGGGCCGGGTAAGTCAACGGTATTGGCGTGGCTGGCGTGGAATTTTCTTCTCACTAGAACCCATCCCAATATCGCCGCCACATCCATCAGCGCTGACAACCTGCGCGATGGACTGTGGAAAGAAATGGCAGTCTGGAGGGGTAAGTCCGACCTGCTTAAAAGCCAGTACGAGTGGCAGACTGAGCGCATCTTTCTGAAGGCGCATCCTGCGACGTGGTTCATGTCGGCGCGGTCATGGTCAAAAACGGCGGACCCTACTCAGCTCGGCAATACACTGGCTGGCCTGCACAGCGACTACATCATGTTCCTGATCGATGAATCCGGCTCCATCCCGGTTCAGATCACCATGAGCGCCGAGGCCGCGCTTTCGTCGTGCAAGGAGGGGCATATCCTCCAGGCCGGGAACACAAACACTCTCGATGGCGCGCTTTACGAGGCGTGCGTCCGGCGCAAGCATCTCTGGAAGGTAGTGCAGATTACTGGCGATCCAGACGACCCGATGCGGTCGTCTCGGATTGACGTGGAATGGGCGCGCGAGATGATCCGCGACCGAGGCCGCGAAGACCCCTACGTCAAGCTGCTGGTTCTCGGCGAGTGGCCGTCCGCTTCGATCAATGCGCTGATCGGTCCCGAGGAAGTCGAAGCGGCCATGAACCGCAAATACCAGCAGTCGCAAATTGAACATGCGCCCCGCGTGCTGGGTGTAGACGTGGCTGGCGAGGGTGACGATGCCTCGGTCATCTTCCCAAGGCAGGGAATGGTCGCGTTCAAGCCGCAAGTGTTACGCAACGTCGGCGGCGAGGTCGGCGCGGGCCAGGTGGCGCGCATGTGGACCGACTGGAACGTAGACGCCTGCTTCATCGATAATACCGGCGGCTGGGCTGGCGTTTGGCGGTCAACACTTAAGGCGATGAACCGCTCACCGATACCCATTGGCTTTGCGGAATCCGCGTCAGATCGCCAATATGCCAACCGGCGTGCCGAGATGTATTTCACAATGGTTAACTGGATCAAGGATGGCGGTCAGTTACCGGACATTCCCGAGCTGGTTGCCGAACTGACGCAGACTACCTACACGTACAAAGGCGACCAATTGCTCCTTGAGCCGAAAAAGCTTATCAAGGCCAAGATCGGTCGCTCTCCTGACCGTGCGGACGGTCTGGCCCTTACGTTTGCCGAACCCGTGGCGAGCAAGGGCCAGACCGAAGCGCTAAGGCGAGCGGGCATCGTAGGGGCGAGGAAGTCGGCGATGACGGCGCAAGACGAACTATTCGAGGCATACACGAGGTAACCCTATGGACATCCGCCTGATCGACCGTCACCGCAACGTGACGCTGCTGCCGAAGCATCCGCAGCCACATGCCGGCCACCCATTCGAAGTGCTCGCCGAGCTGTTGGCGCGGGTCAATCCGGCTGAAGGTCAGCATGAATTCGAGGCGGATGGCGAATTCGTCAACGCGCTACGGCAGGCGCCAGACGCGACGCGGCAACTGACACCCGCTCCGGCCCCCTTCCGCCCCGGACATGAATTCAGCTTTCAGGGCGTGCCGATCTTTCAATCCGGCGTTTCGGAAGACAAGCGCGACAATGTGCTGGACGCGCCGAAGCCCGATCCAGGCCCCGGAATGCCAAGCGACAATCCGCCGGACGATCCGAACGCGCCCCTTCGCGGCGCGCCGGGGCCGGAACCGACCAACGAACCGCCGGCCGATGATCCGAGCGCGACATTGCGCGGCGTCGGCGGAGCCGAGCCGGTTGCCGAGCCGCTGGAACCCCAGGAAGGTACGGCCGGCGTGCGCGACGCGGAACAGCCGCTGCGGACGACCGTCGCGGGCGGTGTGGTCAATCACAACCCAGCTTCGGGAAGCCGCCGGCCTTGAGCATCTTCAGCCCGCCCAAAGCGCCAGCGCCGCCACCTCCTCCGCCGAACGCGCCAAATCTCGCCCAGCCGTCCATCGCTGAGCAGGGCGCGGCCGAGCGATCCACGCTGTCTGGCGCGCAAGGCGCCGGATTTAACGGGCAAGACGTGACGGGCGGCCAGGGGGCTGCGGCGCCAGGGACCACACAGAACCCGACGAAGAGCCTGCTGGGGAGTTAGAAAATGCACCTTGGATGGCAGACATACCGTTGGTGGGCTTGGTGGGGACTGAATCGCAACGGCGCGGGGCGTCTGGTGCTCGATCTAGGGCCGCTGGCGATCTACCTTCCGTGATGGACGGGCCCGATCCCCGCAGCTTTCAATTGGTGGGCCCGTGAGGATGCTGCGCACACAAGACGACTATCTCGTCGCTGACGAAACGACAGAAGCGGTGGTGGCGTCGGCGAGTGACTACGACGGTGCTTGTGGGCTGGCCCAAGCATTCGCCAATCAGCACCAAAAGCCGTTTCGGGTGTTCCGCGCTTTCCCTAAAAAGAAGCTGGCCATGTGGAGCCCACCACGTCGCTCGGCCGCGCCCCTTTTGAGTGGATTGAGCGGTTAAATGGCCGCCCACGCCACTGCGCGCACGCAACTCCCCGGCTACGACCGCAAGGCGCTGATGCGCCAAGCCAAGGGCGCGCCGCCCGAACCGTTCTACACGCGCGGCGGTCCAACGCTTCTCAGCCAGACCGATCCCGACCCGAGGGAGACCAAGCCTTCCGCAAAGGAAACCGCCGATTGGGCGGCGCTTAACCAGCACTACGAAAGCCGCAGGCAGGCGCTCTACACGTGGCGACTGCCTCACTGGTCGGTCTGGCAAGAGATCGCGAGGTATATGCGGCCGGAAAGGTCATACAGTTTCATTGTTGAGAACGTTTACCGCCAGGGATTGCGTAACGATCAACGCATCGTTGATCGCACGGCCACTCAAGACGGCGAGGTATGCGCCGCCGGCCTGATGGCCGCGCTGACCGACCCTGATCGCGACTGGCTGCAACTTGGCCCGGCTATTCCCGGCTTCGAATTGGATCAAGCCGGCCAGCAATGGTACGAAGACCTCTCGGAGCGCTTGAACTATATCTATACGCACTCAAACTTCTACGACGCGCAGGCGCAGCATTACGACGATCTGGTATTCTTCGGCACCGCGCCGATAATCGACTACGAAGACACGGACGACATCCTTCGCGTATTCACGCCGTGTGCTGGCGAGTACATGCTGGGGGCAGGTTTCGATTTCAGCGACGAGGTGCTTTATCGCGAGTTTCGGCTGACAGTGTCGCAGATGGTGGAAATGTTCGGCATCGACGCCGTTCCGCCCGACATCCAGCAGATGTGGCGCCAGAAGGGAGGCGCGCTCGAATATGAGCAGGTGATCGGCCACGCCATCGAGCCTAACTTTGCGATCAACAGCGACGGCGCGGGCGACATTGGCGTTGTCCCCGGCGGCTTCACATGGCGCGAAGGCTACTGGATACGCGGCAAGAAGGACGCCAAGCCGCTGTCAATCGCCGGTTTCCACGAGCAGCCGTTCGCAACCTCGCGCTGGAACACGCAGGCCAATGACGCTTATGGGCGCGGGGTTGGCGAGTACATGCTGGGCGACACTATCGGC